GTCAAACGGCTATCGATTTTACCGATATCTTTCATCGTGTATCGACGGTTCTTAGTGTAGGTCAGCTTTACGCCATAATCAGGCTTTCCGATGCGGTTAGCATAAGAATAGTCAAGGCTTGGGAAAGGCGGAATACGGATGATTGCCAGCGTCATTCCACCGTCAATTTCGGCTGGAACGATAGGCAGTTCCGATGCAATGCCAGTTACGATTTCAACCGTGCCGTCATAAAGAAGAACGACGCGATCCTGCCGACCAATGTAATATTGGTAAGAGGAAGTGACGTACTTGTTAGGAGCGCAGAACTTGAAATTCGATGCAGCAAAAACAGCGTTTACGCTTTCGACATTTGGAGATGTGTCGAGGATCGTAGCAGCCGCAATCGTCGTTGCATAAGCAGCCGTGTTCGTGACGTATGGGCGGAAATCAACCATGTCGCGGAGCGAATAAACCGAGCCGGATTCCGAAATGTAGTTTGGAATTTGTTCCGTCTTGATCGTGTTCGCCAGCGGCGTTGCGGTGTCATCGATAGGATAAGAGTCAACAGAGAAAAACGAGAAGGTAGAGTCCTTAACGAAAACCTTGACTTTGATCAGGATCGAAGAATTTGCCGGGATGGAGTAATCCGAGTTTTTCTGAATGTACGAATGACCATACATATCATCTTTCTGATTGCCGAACAGGGTGAACGAATCTTTCAGGTTCGAGCCTGTTTCAACGTAGCTACCGCCCGCGCCGACCCAAACGCCTTCTATAGACAGCACATCAGGCATACCAAGCGAATAGAGACCACTTACGCCATTCATATGGGTCGCGGTATTGACCTTGACATAAACCGACTGGAGCGCCTTCTTTGAGGCAATGACGTTTTCAAATTTTACGTCGTGGATCGTGATTGCAGATTGACCAGCATAAGTCGATCCGGAAAACGTGATCGTCAAACTTGTCGCATCGGAATTCGTGACGATAGTCGCGCCCGAGAGATCAACAATCGAGTTATTGACAAACAAAACGATTTCGTTCTTCTGATCGCTGTTGAGCGTGGCAGAGTTACCATAAGTGAATTCGCCCGAGGACAGCGATACCGTGAGCGTGGAGCCGGTAACAGTACCGGAAGACGACACACGCGCCACATAAGACGTATCGGCGGATGGCAGAGACTTGATGGAGGATTTGCCAGTTGGGAACAGGGCAGCTTTAAACGAGAAATCCTTGATCGAAGGAAGACCATTTTCAAGCGCAAGAGTACCTACACTCGTACCTTGACGGATCGAACGGACATCAGCAAAAGACTTTCCAGCGTTCATGATGACGTTGAAAATATAGGCGCGATGGCGCGTTGCATCGTGACGAGAAAACGAGCGCAAGTTTGCTTTACCAATGATGGTGTTGCTTGTGTCGCGAAGCTCTACGAGGTTCATCGAAGAAAAATTGAATACGCCATTGACGCCAGACACGATCACGTAATGACCGATGTTGGTTAGGATATTCTGATTGTCTTCGATCTGAAATTCAGTTGGCTTCAAAAGCGTCTTGGAAATGGTATCCAGAAATTCGACACGTTCGCCGCTAACATAAGACACGCTTTTACCGATGGACACCTTTAAACGAGTGGTGTCATCAACGATAGAAGAAACGGAAACAGGGACTTCCCCGAGGGCATAGTTACCAGACTCTTCGCTTGTTCTTTTGCGCAGTTCTTTGTTGATCGAATTGAATTGCGTATTGACGCGCTTACGAACAACCCTGCCGTCTTCATATTCTTGAAGTTTCAGGAAACCTTGAATTTCGTTGGCTTGTGCCTGTGTCTTGACCACAAGCTGTGGCGTGAGCTTCAGACGATCTGCACCCGGAGCGCTGTAGTTATTGAAGCCGTTTGCATTGTCCAGCAAAGACGTATCAACGTAGGAATTGATGATTTCTTCTTCGACATCAAAACCAATAACCACGCCATCAGGCAGGTTATTGTATTTGGAAACGATGATCAAGTGATCAACAAAATTGATGAAGAAACCCTTCTGGAAGATAACGCCTTCACCACAACGGAGACCGTAAGACCTACCAAGAGGGGCAAGCGTCGTTGGTGCAACAGTGAGGGTGTCGATCAGATTACCAAGAGCGTCTTGAACGATAAGGTTTTCGCCAGCGATGAACGTCTTTTGACCAGTGTCAGAAGTCGTCATGTAAACAACGTAAAGAGTGTTCAGATCAGGCGCTTGCGAAACAAGACCGGGCGATACGGTTGCGATCAGAGCCTTGACATTAGACGCCTGTCCAGTTACGAACATGCCGTCATATTGCGACATAACAACCGGCTGATTGTTTGTGTTGTCGTCAAGGATTTTGACATAATTCAAATTAGGTTCTTCTACGAAGTTACCACCGTCGATGATGGTTCCTTCGACTAAGATGTTGTTACCGAAACGGGCAACCTGATCTTGAAGGATCGCTTGAAGCTGTGTTAATTCACGAGCTTGAACAGCGACTTCCGGTTTGAAAAGTACGCGATGAAAATTTTTGCTTGGGTCGTAATCGTCATTGTATGGCGATACGTTAAAGTCAGTTATCAAACCGGTCATTTATTTCCTCAAAACTCAATAGTTATTTTTATTCTTTCTGTCTGGTCTTCATCTCTAGTAACAGCAAAAGCCGACTGAATATAAAGGCATTCACCTGACGTATTTATAAGCGCCGGTTCAGAGTATCCGGTGATTTTGGCAGTAGAAGTGGACTCTTTTCCAGTAAATGTTGCCTGAAAACCAGTTACATCGTCGGAAATAGTAAAAGCTTTTTTGACACCTGTGAGATATACCGCATTATTAGCCGCTGTATGAAGATATCCGTATGCGCCAGAGGACGTTTGGAATATCTGTTCATCGATAATAAAGCTTGACAAAGGTGAAATTTCATCAACCGAATAAACACTTCGGTTATCAAATAGAGACAGATTACGATCAATCGTTTCGACATCGACCGGGATGCTACCATCCATGAGATTAAGTGGTAGATCAGTGGAAGGAATGCCGGTGATCTTGGTCAATCTCAAAGTCTTGGCACCGTCGATATTGACACCAGAAACAGTTGCATGAAAACCATTCGTTTGCTTGACTTCCGCCCCGACCGTATAACCATTGGTCTCTGATACCGTGACGACTGTATTGGCAAATTGCGGGTTCAAAAGAACTCCGGTGATCTGGAAATCATTGGTGATCGGGATAGCGCCATTTTCCGATCCGTCAAAAGATACAGAGATAACTAGCGCCGTTGCGTTCAATTCCTTGGCAACAGAATATCCATGACCGTTTTGTGGAGAGAGAATAGCCCGAGTTGTTGCAGTTGTCGTGCTGATACTGTTCGCAGAAATCGAAGACGTATTGGAAATTATGTCCACCTTTGCGAACGAATAATCCTTCCCGATATTGATCATCTGTATCGAGTGAATAGAATTGGAAACTGCATTGATCGACACGATACCTTCAGCGCCCGATCCATCACCTGTGATACGAACGAACGGAGCAATATTGAACTTGGATGACAGGTCCGGAGCGACAGTAAATGCGGATTTCGTGACGATGCGTCGATCAGAACCAGTCACAACGTATTCCTGAATTTCGCGCAATTGACCAGCGCCCGTTCCGGCGTAAATATAGATACCATTGTTTTTATAGAAATCCGTATTGGCAGACATGACATTATCACTCTGAATAGAATGAATCTGACTGTTGCCGGATATCGAGATCGCCCTAAAGCTACCATCTAGATACGAATTATACAACGATCCACCGTTCTCAACCAAGATTGAGTTGATCGAACCGGGAACCGCCATTGCGCTCAATTCAGCATTCGGGAAAAGAGGGAATTTTTTTCCAGTGATCGCGAACTTTTTATATTGTGCTTCGGAAACCGTATATAAAAGCTTCCAGATATAACCGTCATTTGTGCGGTATAAAGGATCGGCAAGATTGGTTTCCGACGCCTTTGGTTGATGCGTCGATGGCTTGTTATAGTTGTTTTCAATACATTTAAAGACAGAGTAATTTGAGCCTTCTTTCGTAAAACAATAGAAGTCTTTATTGATCAAATTGGCGTCTCTATTATCGTAAACAGAGAATACCTTACCACTTTCCCATGGAATAAACCTAACCGATAAAGCAACGTCATCCGCTTGTATTTTCTTTCCGAAAATAATTTCAGCAGACATCTTGTAATATTGATAATCTTCTGAATTATCTGGAGGAACAGCCGTCGCCTCACCATCAATATGATCCGCCGCGAACATATAGTGCGTGTTGCTGATTTCATCCTGAAAGGATTCTAACATTCGTTGTGCGGTGATCACTCTAGCTTTATTTGTGATAATCGATGGCATATATTTTAACTCTCATTTAATCAATTTCAATCGTGAAATCTACATCAGCTTTGACATTAAAATTCGACTGTCTATTGACAGAGCCAAACATTTCAGTACCGGCGACATGGGTTATCTGTTTCAAAATTTTCGAGTATTTATCAAGCGACAGGGACGAAATGATATCATAAGAAAATTCCTGATAATATTTATTGTCCTGTATTTTCTTCTCTGAATTCAAATGAGAACTGGTAGATTTCCAGAAACCTTCGCCAAATCCATGATTTTCAACGTGGATAGTACCCGAGACGATAAATTCATTGTTCGATGCGACCAGTTCACCTTCACCGATTTTATATCCATAACCTGAATCGATAACTTCGGTAGACGTGATAACACCATTCGCCGCGATCACATTTGCAGAGATCATTGCGTTGTCACCGAAAATATATTCATCGGTCTTCGAAATAGTGACGATATCTGCCATCGCTCCAGTGACCGAACCCATGATAGGCGTGTTGTTGCTGAAGCCTGTTTCGAACAATTCGCGTCGAATAAGCAACACGTTCGCCATAGTGTTGTGAGAACGGACCGTACCTTTCAGGAAAGCTTCACCATTGACAACTTGCTGAATGACTTCGCCTTGCTGGAATACGCCAGTGTTATTGGCGATCTGCAAAATGTAGTCGCCACGCTGGAAAGACGCTACGCTCTTATTATAGATTTTCACAAACGGATCGGCATTGTAATTGACGCCGGGATTGATCGACTTGATAGATTCAATGGAGCCAATCGTCATAAACTTTGAATCCAGCAAAAATTCCAGTGGTGTGTTTTCGTCGCCAGCCGGGTCTTTGACAAATCCATAGGAACGCTTCAAAAGAACCGATACGTTTGCGGCTGTTCCTGACGTATTCGGTAAAACGACAGTCGGCATTTCGTAATAGCCCGCGCCGGGTTCATCAACAGAAACACTCGTGATTGCACCATTGGCGTTCGTGGAGATGAGACCCATGCCCGCGATCACTGGAGCGGAATTACCGATTCCGCCGCCCTGTAACATCACGACATCATTATTCGTATATCCACTACCAGCCGTGTTCACGTTGAACTGTAAAATATATGCAGTTCCGGAACCCATACCGTTCAGAAAAATATCGACATACGGAGTGCCCGAGACGTTCTTATCGGCAATCATATCGGTTGCAACGGTTACGTTCTGTTGCTTGGAAAGGTTTCCGATGCGGAAACCTGCATTCGTCCCCGTTGATTTTGCCAATATAGGAGTAACGACTTCAATCACATTTCCATTGGCGTCTTTCGGGGGAGAAAGCATACCTGATCGATCCGTTCGGATGTAAAGCGGAAACGTATTGGAAACATAAAAATTGGTATTTCCGTATACGCCTATAGACGTTGTATTCTGCCCGACGACAGTACCAACAATCCAATTGTTTGCCGTGATGTCAACCACCGCTCTTGCATCGTTCTTACTCAATACTAGATCGGATGTGCCCTGACTTTGGACAGACTGAATTGTGACAATAGCGCGACTTTGGGTAGACTGGATTTTCGAATTGGAATCGAATTGACCGACCACGGAAGACAAGGAAATGGTGTTTCCTGTGATATTGGATACCTTTGCTTTCGCTGGAGTTACCAATTCCACAAATCCAGTAATGGTCAAATTAGCCGATGACGATGAAGCAGCACCACCCTTGAAATCACCAAAGACATTGGTAAGATGGATATTGTCTCCAGTGACAGAATCGATGATACCAGTCGCAACCGAACTGACAATCGAGTTGTTGGTATTTGCGACGTAAACGATCTGTTTAAGCTCTTCACCAACGACAGCGGTTCCAACAATACCGGTCACTGTGATGAGGGCAGTTGTGGATTCCGTTACGTCGTGACCTACCAAGAAGCCCATTGGAGTGGAGTTTGCAATTAGCTTGACCTGATCTTGAAAACTACCCGACGTGACATCAATCTTAACGGCACCTTCCGATCCTTGTTTCTCAAATGCAACAATCGTCCCGCTGGCAATTTCAGTGTTCGCGGAATCAACACCCTTCACCGTATCACCAATCGTCACGCCACTAAGGAATGTATTTGCCGACAAAAGCTCAACACTCTCAATTGGCTGATAAACGATATCAAAATCCAAATAGTTGAAATTAGAGTTTTCTACCGTGAGAATTGTATTCGAAACATATACTTTGGTAAATTCATCCGTGGTGTATCCGTTACCTCCATCCCATAATTTGAAGTCCACGCGACCGGTCGCATTCTCAACGCCAGTGACACGGATTTTACCATGGGCACCGTCTTCAGCAACCACGTTAAATACGTCACCAATTTTGTTGTTTCTGCCGCCCGACGACACTTCGAACCGAGTGAGCGAACCGATAGCCAAAGGCGCGTCTTCTACGTCGCCGTCATCCGTGATAAGCTCGCCAGTGTTGAATTTACCTTTCACCGAAGAAATATAGATGATATCAATCAACGTCCCGTTCATTCTTTTACGAACGACGGAATCGACATATGCGGTTGCGCCCGACTGTGAGCCGGTGATCTTCTTATCGACAAATCCCCTTGTTCTTTCGGAAGGACTAACTTCGATATAATTTGGTTTTACCCACTTTGAATCGGATACGCGAAGAATGTCTTCGCCGGGATAATAGATTTCGACTTCTTCCCCGAACAGGATTTTCATCAAAAGCTCGATACCTTGCTTCGATCCCTTTGTTCGATAAAAATCTAGAATATGCTTGACAAGAAATCTCTGATCGACGCTGGTATGAAACGGGAATCCCTTTAGATACGTCTCGCGAAAATGCTCAACAAAAGCATCAGGAGTCGTATCGATATCACCATGCTCAATGATGCGCCGCCCTTCATTGTAAGCGGATTTATTGGCACTCTCTGCCCATTCATAATATGCTTCCACAAAAGCAATAAAAGTCTCACCTTCCTCACGATAAATCGCGGGAAATTGAGAACTGATAAATTGCGAGATATTATTTTTTTCAGTCAAGGTGTTCTCCGTTCACTTTCAGAAGAATATCAGAGTCACGAATTGAGATGATCCTTGACTTGGGAGTGCGGATATCTGTGTTTTGTGGACGTACCGAAATTTCAATTCCGTTACCGTTAAATTCGGTAATGTTCATCTTATTTAACACAATTTTTCCAGTGATATAATCGACCGTACCGATAGACTTCTTGATGAAAGTAAAGGAATCATTGACGTTCTTGATCAGGTTAAGAATACCCTTGCCATCATCAATAATATATCCAGTTTGACCATCAACAGTAAAAATAGATGATCTAACAGCGGTATTATAGTTTGATAACGAATCCCCAATACTGATAGGTCTTCCAGCTTCGATTTCATTTTCAAAATAGATTTCATATTTGTTCTGTGTCTCTAAACTTGGCACGACTGGAATAACGATTCTTACATCTGTGTCGTTGCTTGATACTGATTTGTCTGATGCGTCAATTACCGCCATTAGTCTGGACGTTCTTAGTGTTTTACCAAAATCGTTTAAATTCTTGGACCAGTAATCGGTAATCGCCTTTTTGACTATATTCTTGATGGTGCCCGAGCTTGCGCCAGTTTTCTTGGTGTCGTAAACAACAGTCGATTCCACGCTGATATACATGTACTCCGGAGACTTAACGACAGGCTCAATGGCGACAGTCGTGCGTTCTTTCAGATAATCAGTGATGCGGTCTCGAATGGCGTCGGAAAAGCTATCCATGTTGTTGATGGCAACCGAAATGATCGTGCGACCGTATTGAGGCGGGGAAGCTTCTTCACCACCGTAAACCGAGATCGCGGTAATTTCAGGGAACTTGTTTTTGAGAAGAATTTTGTAATCTTCTGTGATGACAGCGCGATCTTGAACCTGAATGGAGCGCGGTGCAAAATACTTGATCGAGTCAACATCTTCGCGTTCACTGCCACCAAATGAAGTGGACATCGTCGTAACTTTGGTGTTGTAACCTTCGACCAGATTGTTCATTGTGAACGACTTGATACCGTTCGGGCTTTCGCCGCTGGAGAGACGGTAACTCACGAGAATGACATTGCCCGGAACCGGCTGCTTACCAAATACATTTTGCCCGAACGTGATTTCGTATTGTTCTTTCGCACCTTCCTGCAAATAGAAAACAGGGTCTTCCGCCAAGATACCGAACAGGTTTTCTTTAGCGATGAACTCTTCTGTGTTCGATTGAGGGTCCGAATTTTGACGAACGGTTACTGAAATACTCGTCGTGTCAACATCTTTATTACTCAACACGATTTTTTGTTGTGGATTGTCAGTCACCACGAAAGCTTCGGTCGCGACCAAACCTTCATAGATCGGAATGTTTCCAGAACAATAGGAGCCTGATGCTGCGTCGATAGCATACGTTTCATTTGTCGTGAATGAATAAGAAACGTTGCCGACCTTGCCAGTGAATTTGGTGTATTTTGGAAGAACAATGAATGGAGGTAAACCGACCACATTCAGCACTTCGACCTGAACAACTGCATAAGAAGAAGTTCGGGAACGCGGAATGTAATTCAGTTCTTTTGCTTTGGAAACAACACTGTCTCGAACTTGAGCGGTATCCAGAAACATCTCTGAGAATGCCATGTTGGAATAGATATTGTTGTAAACTGTGTTGTAAGCCAGCACATCCAATAAGACATTGATATTCGAACCTTCAAAATCATAGTCTTTAAACCGATCTTGGGTTGACAAGTATTCTTTTAAATTTTTCTTGACTTCAAAAAAGTCAAGCTCCATGAAATTTTCAGCCATCAAAGTACCTATGAAATTCGTCCGTATCAGCGCACTCTTTGGAGTACAACATTCAAGTCAATTAACTCTTGTCTATTTATGACACTAAAAATAATAGTGATCGAAATAGCGTTGTTATCTTCCAGCGATGTGATGATGACTTCGCGTAAGCTTGCGCGTGGTTCGTGTTCAATAATCGTATTGGAAATAATCTGTCTGGCAGTCACGATAGTCTGTGCTGTGAAATTCTCGAACAAGAGTTTGCGCACGTTGCCGCCAAGAGTTGGCTGAAACGGTCTTTCACCCCAATCGGTTAAGATGAGATTCTTGATGCTCTGTTTGATCGCATTCTCATTGACCTTGATCGCAATATCATTAGAAATCGGATGCGGGTCCAAGTCATTGAAAAAGTCTCGATAAAGAATTCGAGTTGGCAATGGTGAAGTAGCCATAATTATCTCCGTATAAAAAGATATTTATACTTGACAAATTCCTTTTTCTTATTACGTTAATAGCGAACAAGAAAGGAACTTCAAATGAAAACGTTAATCGCCGCCCTACTTATCGCCACCGCATCCACGAGTGCTTTTGCCAAATGCGGACCAAACCATATGCTTGATCAGATCGCCTCAACTTCCGATCTGGCAGTGAAGACACTCGATAATCGATACAATGTCTTCATGTCCTACGACGTTAAGAAGGATAAAATCTTTGTTGTCGCGGAAGATCAGAAAACCTGCAAAATCTCCAGCGGACTGATGACCAGCGCACAGATTTGGGACAAGTATCAAATCTCCTACGAAGAAAATCTTGAAGGAAAATTGGGCGAAGGTTGATTACCAGCTTCGCGCATTTCCTGTATCAGCGTGTGTGAACGATGGATACGTGCCAAAACCACGAAATCCGATGCGTTTGCATGTCTGGATGAACAACGCCCGGTCTCTACCGGCGATAGCCACATCAAGGGCTTTGCCTTTCATGTGCATGGAACCAGCCGCGCCGCCAATATGCTGATTGTAAAGAGGATGGCGATAAGCTGAATTGATCGTCAGTTTTCGACCGAGCGTCTTTCCAACTTCATTCATCATCTCCAACACTTCAAGCTCACATCCATGATATCCGATATCGACCGGAATATTCAGGGATTTGACATTGTAGGTGCCGCCGCCATATTGCTTCCTCAAAGTGATATTGATATCTCGTTTCCAGAATTGATTATTGATCACCGATCCGGCAAACGCCAGATTGGACCAAGCGCTTGGATCAGGATGTGTGGCATAACTTCTCGTCAACGGAATTTTAGTCGCGTCTGATGGCGCGGCGGGTGTTGCCGCAACCGCGTTATTATGCGCCGTCTTTGCTGCTTCTGTTGTCTGTCTCAAAGACGATGGTGTTGCGACCGGGCGACCGGCATTGATCGCTCTTTGCGTAGCTGGAGCGGACTTGACCTGAAGCAGATTGTTTTCGTGCTGGATGTTGGAAATCATTCCTTGCAAAGCTTGCACCGGGTTTTTCAATGCGCTTTCAATGAACGAAGACGTTTTACAAAACATGTAAAGAAGGTACAGGATGACTTGCGGGTTCTCCAGTATCTTTTGGAATTGCGCAACTGCCTTGGTGACAAACTTATCAATTCCAGTCTTCAGGTTTTCCATCGACGCTTCAGAGAACAAACTTTTGAGCGCGGAAAATCGCTTTTGGAGCGCAGCCGAAACCGATACCAGCACGTTTCCATTCAGAATATCGCCAACCATGTTGTTGAGCTTCTTCCCGATATTTTCGACTAGATTGATCATCCCCTTGGCGATATTTTCAACCATGGCTTTCATCTGTTCGGCAAACGCCTTGATACGAGACGCAATCGCCGGTAAGAAGTCCAAAGGATTCTTAGCAATGTTAATGACATTTTCAATCAGTCCAGCAACTTTCGCAAACGGATTTTCAAGTAAAGAACAAAGAGAAACAGACGATCCACTCATTTCATTTTCATAATAATAGTTTAGATCAGTAAGTATTCTTGTCTGATTTGTCTCTGTATAGTAATTCGCCTGTTCTGTATTTTCATATGAACTATAGTCCAGAAAATCTGCAAATTCTGTGTAAGTTATTCTCGTAGGCGTAGACGTTAATCTATCATAGAGATAAGGATAATTCTCTCTATCAAATATTACCGGCTGATATACTGGAGACTCAATCAAGTTTGGGTAGATATACTCATTAATTGTTTCGTTCAGTGCGTCGATACCATATTGAAGCGCCGGGATGACCGTAAGTGGATCGTTCAAATCCATCAGCGCCGCTTGTATATTATCCGGGTATTGGTAATTCAACGGTGTTGCAAGTTCGAGCGTGGTAACAACTCCAGCTACGCTCGAAAAATCAACATTCATTGTCTTCTTATTGTTACAACTCATTATGCACCACTCCAATATGAGTTTCGAATTTGATCGGATGAAATCTTGTTCAATCCTTGCCAGCGACCGCGTAGCTTTGTCACGTTACCGCCTGTCTGTTTCAGAATAGCGATGGCAATCCTGTCTTGCGTAGCTCTGTCAAATTTCGTTGAGTCCGGAAGGTTAAGTCTTCCTTGGAAATCTCTGATTGTCTCTCTGGTAATTTGATATCGCCCGAGCGCGGATGAATTGAATTTATTTTCTGGATTGGCGAGCATTTGACCTTGTAGCTTCTTGACTTCACCTAAAGTCATGCTCTCCAGATCGACGTTGCCGCCTGTGAATTTACCGTACCCAAGTGTCTCATTGTAGCCTCTACCCTTATCCGTACCTTCAGCCGCTCCGATTTGGTTCAAGGTGGACTGATAGCGAGAACGATCTGTTTCAAGCTTTGGATCACCCGAATCGCTGTTCGTTGGTGCTTGCGTTTCGCTTGGGTTGCCTGTGTCAACCGGTTCCGACCCTGTATCGTCATGGGCAATACCCATATCCAATGGATCGACCATTGTCTTTTTGGCAACAGTCTTTCGTTGCGCTGGAGCTTTCAGATCAGACGGAGATGCATCGGCGGCTGGTTTGTCTTCGGAATTGAAATCGACGCGGGATGCAGTCGTCGCCATGTTCCCCGATGCCTTCATATTGACATTGGAGCCTGACTGAATGTTCATGTTGTTTTTGGAAATGATGTCAATGTTATCAGCCGCCGATTCAATGCCGACCTTGGCACCGCGCATACGTATACTTTCTCCAACATTGAAATCAGCGCGACCGGAGACGGACAGACTGTAATCACCAAACACGGTTTGGTTCAAATTACCGTCAACACTCAAGTTGACATCATTTTCGCAGTTGATGTTTGCCACACCTTCAACGGTAACATTAGCGTCACCTTTGATGCGAATATACCCATTCGATTCCATAACAAAAAATGCGGAGCCGACTGATTTGAAAGTGGTTTGACCGCTGGAATTCATTTCGATATGCGATCCGGAGCGATGGTAAATGTTTACGCGCTCATGACCCGGCGTATCATCAAATTCCATGACGTGCCCTGACTTCGTTTCCTTCACCCAATTGTGTGGATATTGCGCATTATACGGGGATTTTGGAGTTGCCCAATTCTTGCCACCGGCACCATTCACAGATTCACCACCCGTCACGTTCTTTGCCATGACAGACGTACTTTGGATATTTTCGCCCCTCGCCAGATCAGAGATATCAGGCTTGAACACCTTATCGAGTGTTGATCCATCACCCATGGCAGAGAAACCAGAATTGGAATCACCATAGCCACCGGGGATCATCGTGGGCATACCCAACATCACACCCAATAGGACAGGCTGTTGCGCGCCTTTGCCGTCGATGAAAAAACCCCATACCCAACTGTTCAACTCGGGCGGTTTATAAGCAGCGTCGTAGGTACCCGAGACAATGAATGCCCATGGCAAATCTTCAGTCGGTACATCATCCTTACTTTGAGGATGAATACCAAACGCTCTTGCTCTTACTCTACCCAATGATTGTGGATCATTGTTGTCCTCAACAACACCCAAAAACCACAAAAGGTTATTGAAGCCTCTATCCATTTACAAACGAATCCTTAATAATTCTTACCGTCATTTTCCATTGCTTTTGTTCCATCTTATGAGAGATGGTTTCGATCATATATCGACCAGAGAGATTTGGATGAATGTCCTTATCCCCATTGACAAATTTCATTTCAGGAATGACTAAATTGACAACCGAACCAGCAAACAAATCGTTACAACCATGAATTTCCATTTCCAATACAATCTTATTAAGGTAGTAATTGGTTGAATTTCTATTTGGGATAATTTCCGAATAGCGAAGATCGGTTCTTGTCGAATCTTCGAAGGTCATGAACAGGTTTGTTGGGTTCTCCTTTGAAAAGTATTTATTGCGAAAACTTTGAGTGTGATAATTTTTCGACTTCTTGTCGCTGTGAGCGTAGGAGCCGAATTCATCACCATGATCATAAATTTTCACATCGAAATTCTTCGTCGCCGGGTCTAGTCTGACAATCTCACTGACCATCGCGCCGCTACGCATTTCATCGATCAAATTGAAACGTTGCTTAAACCTGAGACGCAGGGCATGGTTCATCAAAATCTGCCGATCTCGCACATCCACGTTGGTCTCTCCGTAATAGAAAGTGTTGCGCGCCGGGAGAACTTCCGCATCCTTGAAAATCTGTTCATGTGTTTTGAAAACGTATTGGTTACGGTTTTCGAAGAACATGTAATTGGAAGATTTGCTAGATGCAGAGAAAGCTTTACGCGCCAAAAAGTTAATCGTCTCGATTGGCGTGTAAGCAGGAATAACAAAGTTCTGTGTGGTGTCGGTTGGCTCGATATCAATCTTTTTGTTGCTGAAATATTCGCTATGGAGACTTTGAACCAGATCAGAGACAAGACCAGACAGAGACATCCTTATCATCTTACCTTCACTCAAAACAAAGCCGGTAGACATACAGCGCAAGACGAACGATTGCGATTCCGATTTCTCATCAGGTATGATCTCGTCAACACCGACCACATGGAATTTTTCAGTTATCTTGTTTTCAAAATAATCCGTATATGTGAATTCAAGGAATTCTTCCCCGATAATGGGGAATTCATCCAATAGTGCATGGGTGTCATATATCGTGAAATCAGCCGTGATATATGACATATGGATGCTTTCAGCCATCATAACATCAGTGATCAGCATCCCGATTTCCAAAGATTTTGAGCCGTCAAAATTCGTCAAGCGGGCGCGCTCAACCTCAAATGACCCAATGTCGATTAGCTTTTTTTCAGCCATTATTCACCCAACATAATTTTTAGATTTTCATCAGCAACGCGCAAGTATGAGTTGTTCAGTAGTTGAACGTTGCGCATGCTTTCATTGCGATCATGCTCCACATCGAACACACGAACAGCCTGCCATCCAGACAGATCGACCACGTTCAGATGGTACGTGTCTGGAGATATACGAACACCATCTTTCTCGTAATATTCGATGTTGCTCGTGATCGTCTCATTCATCGTCCAATCGAAGATTTCATACGCATTCATCGTGTCGCGGTTCAATGCGTCTTGAGCGCGGGTCTTGTATTTCTTGGCGATGGACTTGAAAAGATCATGTTCCGACAGGGGCCACTCAAAATAAGGATCGACGGTCTTGTTAGATAGCCATACCAACCAAACATATTCAGTAGAACCATAGTAAAGATATGCGATATCTTCTGCTTTTTCACCCTCTTTAATAGTATAAGGAAGAAATGCATAAGGATCGTTTCTTACACCATCAAGTATTTTCATACGAAGCATGATGTTTTTTACTACATGGTTATTGTACTTAATCTTTGGAAAATTAGAAAAATAGCTACTCATTATTATCAGTCTCCAGTGTAATCGTCGGAAGTGTGGATTTCCATTTCTGTCAATGCTATGCGAAGGGTAACGATAGCCGGTCTACCGTTTGGTAAGAATGCGGGTGTTCCCATAGGCGCGTAATCGCTTTCAAATTGAGTAACCATGCAGCGCTTGAAAAAGTACATGTGACCCGGTTCGGAACCGAGGAAGAAAATATCGACAACTTTCGGATATTCTAGGAAAGTTCTGCCAGCATCTTTTTTATATTTCGGAAGGATATTGCGCTTGATTGTTTTGATCATCTTGGCAAGTCGTACCGATTCCGACGAAGACGTAGGAGCGAGCGTCCAACTAAAGTTATGGCTCTTTAGATCGATACCATCAAAGGTCAAAGCAATATGCGGGTTGACAATCGTTCCCAATGCAGATTCAGCACCACGAACAATTGAGTTATCCGTCGAAGCAATTGCCGCCTTGATCGCCTTTGCGACCGTGGAAGCACCAAGATCGCTATTGGATTTGATGTTATTGATAGCTTCTTCAAAATTATTCGCTCCAGCCGCAGCGGCGACAGCCGTTCTTGCCAGATCACCCATGACACCAAGTTCCGCGCCTGAAATACGCAAGCTAAAGGAATCTTTCAATTCAGAAGGAATAGGAAGACAAATTGAACTATTGGTTACGGTCGAAACAGTATTCGCAGAACGATCATAGCTGTAATCCGAAAAATTCATAATAATTGCATGGGCACCAAGATCATCAGGGAATCTAAACTCTGAATATGTAACTTGATCTCTTCGCCCTTGAATTACTTCTTCGACAGTTGGAATAATGTTGCCGGTAATATCAGCCATTTCGCAATCCTTCATAAATAGACTTATGTATTTGAAGTTATTTATGAAGGATCATGACAGAAGAAATCGAACCAAAGCCAAAAAAGGCTAAGAAAGTTAGACGGAAAAAGGCGCGTGGTACTCTAGGAAAATTCAAACCGAAGAACCCTAAGAAGTATGACGGAGATTACACTAATATTGTGTATCGCAGCCGTTGGGAAGCTTTGCTGATGCGCTATTGTGATATGCACCCTCACGTTATCAGTTGGTCATCCGAAGAAACGATTATCCCTTACAGATCGCCGGTTGACGGAAGAATGCATCGATATTTCATGGATTTCAAAGTGACCATTCAAAAAGGCGAACACAAGGAAACCCTTCTGATCGAAGTCAAGCCATATGCGCAGACCATTCCGCCAAAAGGCAAAAATTTGAAGAACGGTCAACCTTCCCTACGGTTACTGGAGGATTTGAAAACCTATGCAGTCAATCAGGCGAAGTGGGCGGCGGCGCGGGAAGTATGTGCCGAACGCGGATGGACCTTCAAAATATTTACCGAATACGAATTAGGGATTAAAAAAAGAACATAAATATTTGTAATAATTATTTTTAAGAGAAGTCAATGGCTAAATTATTTAAAGATTTGCTCGCTAAAGGAGCCAAACAGGGCATTCTTCCCGGTAAAGATAGAGAAAGTCGCGAATGGTATCGCAATAAGGCTAGAAATATCAAACTAAAGCAGAATGAGAATTCCATCATGTCTTCAGGCGGGAACCGATTGAAAAATCAGGTGGCGCTTGGGAACATGTACATGTTTTACTATGACCCAAAGCACAAGAAGACATTGCCTTATTACGATATGTTTCCTTTGATATTTCCTATCGCCAAATATGACGATGGGTTTCTTGGAATCAACTTCCATTATCTACCCTATCAATATCGAGCCGTTCTGATGGACGCACTTTACGATATCGTGACTGACGAGAAGATGGACGAACGAACCAAGCTACGCATTTCCTATGGGATTTTGAAGAGCGCGACCAAGTACAAATATTTCAAACCTTGTATCAAGCGATATCTGACATCTCATTTGCGCAGCCGGTTTCTATACATCCATCCGACCGAATGGGATATCGCATTGATGGCACCATTGGCTCGATTTGAGAAAGCATCGCAACAGCAAGTCTGGAAAGATTCGCGTCACAAGATCAATGGAGGCAGAAACTAATGATCGATATAGCCGAATTCCGGGCAATCGTAAATTCGTATGGTGGACTAGCAAACCCTTCTCGGTTTGCGGTCTACATCACCCCACCTTCCTTTTTGAGCGGGTCCGCACCATCTTACGACACATTCAATCCGACAGATTATATCATTGGACTGAATGAAGGCGTGAACATGGCTGATGTCAATGCGATGTCCTTTCTGTGTGACAGTGCTATGTTGCCGGGTAAATCGCTCCAGATGCTCGAATATCGCCCGCAAGGCTATGGTAAGATCAGCAAGATACCTTATGACATCGCGCATGGTCCTATGTCGTTACGTTTCATGCTGGACAACGATCACCGGGTTCTAAATTTTTTAGAATACTGGATGCAGGAAATCATCAATACGAGCGGAGAATTCGAAGGTTCTCAATCCACTTTCAAAAACCGCACTTCGTATGAACTAAATTACAAGAAGAATTATTCCACCACGATTGCCATTCAATTTTTTGCGGAAGGCGATCCGGATAATTTCATCGAATACACATTCATGGATGTCTATCCAATGCAGTTGGGAAGTCTCCAGCTTGCATGGGACCAGACAGACCAGATCGCTAAACTGGATGTCGAGTTTTCATATTCGAGCTATTCGGTATTTCGCGGTAGTCTTGGCAGCATTGGAACCTATTCGTTCCGTGGCGTCGATTACTATCAAACAAGCAGCTATTTCAACAATCTTCTTTCGTCGCTCACTGACAATTCGTATGGCGGCGTTCGGAACCTGATTGAAAATTTCACACGACTTTAAGAGTTTCAAATGGCATTACCTAAAATCAGTTCCCCTTACTATCCTTTGACTATTCCTTCGACAAAGGCAAAGATCAGTATCCGACCTTTTACCGTCAAAGAAGAAAAGCTTCTTTTGATGGCGGCTCAATCAAAAGATAACGTATTCATTCTCAACACTATCAACCAAATTCTCCAGAATTGTATTTTGGATGAAGCGGTTTCGGTTGTCGATCTCGCAACGTTCGATACAGAATTTTTGTTCATCAATATCCGTGCGCGATCTGTAAGCAATGTCATGGATATCCGTTTTAAGGATGAAGACGACGGCGAGTTTTATGATGGAAAAATCGATCTCAACGCCGTCAAAGTCGATTTCCCTGAAGATCATATCAATGTCATCACATTGGATGAACGATATAAGATCACATTGAAATATCCGACTTTCAACACCATCGCGGCTATCGGTGAAATTACCAATCAGAATGACGTGGTGCTTGCTCTTCTAGACAAGTTGGTTGATGGAGAGACCGACGAAGTATTCGATATTCAAGATTATCCTGTAGAAGAAAAAACCGCATTCTTTGAAAGCTTTACTGCACAAAATATGCGAGATATTGAAAGTTTCTTCAGTACAATGCCCGTTGTGAAAGTGAAAATCCCCTATATATCTAAGGACGGTGCAACCAAAGAAAAGGTAATTCAAGGTCTTTATAATTTTTTTACATAATGATGTCTTACTCCAATCTAGGGGAATATTACAGTATATCATTTAGACTTCATAGAGACCACAATTATTCTATGGAACATCTTGATAGCCTTATCCCCTTTGAGCGAGACATCTATGTAGATATGGTTCTAAACGCTATGAACGAAGACAAGGAAGCAGCCCAAAAACAACGATAATAAGAGGCAATCCGATGGAACCAGATAGCAATTACGATCCTTCGACCGAAACTGACACTTCAGGTGAAGAAGAAAGACGCATCAGAAAAATTGCCAGAACTATCCGAGAAATGGACTTGAATGGTGACGGCAAAGTTGATGGAGAAGAATTGGACATTCATAAGACTAAACTAAGAACACAAAAGCGCATTGCTTTGATTGCATTGACGGTCCTTTGTGTCTTGGGAATTTATATTGCTATGTTCGCCCCAATAGATCGGATTGCTCAAATTGGCAGTACGCTCGATTTGTTTTTCATCACGCTTGGCGGTGTGATCGCAACATTTATGGGTGCCGAAGCTTACATCACTAGGAGAAACTAATGGCTGATTTGCCACGTATCACGACTGATGATGGCGTTTTTACTTTCCTGAAAAAGACCGATCAGCCTGACAATAAAATGGAAGGCGTCGAAACGATTCTGAAAAGCATCAATGACAATATCGTTAGAATGTCATTGGGTCTCAATGTGAAGATGGCTTCGATTGCGATGATATTGTCTGATTTTTTCGAAGGCGTCACTCAATCCAAAATGTTGGATAATTCTGATCAGGTTCGCAAGCCACCAAAGCTTGAAGACGAAAAGAAGGATTCGCGCTTCAAATTTCCTGAACTAGACGCAAGCTCCATTGGCGGATGGCTATCAACGATCTTGACCGGTCTTGGAGTAGCCTTCCTTGCCTCTAGAGTGGGTATAGACAAGGCTATTCAAGAAAGCGGTATCTTTGCATACCTCGCAAGAGGCGTAGCCAAGGGCGTCATGGTGGCGACTGGAATGAGTAAGATCGTCTCTGCTATTAGCAAAAACAGCACACTCGCCACTATCGGCGGAATGGTGTCCAAAGTCTTCAACGCTTTCAACTCGGTTGCCAAAGCCATCGTACCATTTTATGCGCAAGCTCTATCGCTCGCTAAAGGCGTCGGCAAGTTTCTACCCTTCATCGCCATGATCACGACAGTAGTCGATTTCATGCGTGGTTTTTCGCGTGGAGAAGGTGCGCTGGAAGGCATCAAGGAAGGTTTGGCAGAAGTAGCAGCCGGTTGGATTGGGTGGCCCCTGAACATCCTTAAAAATATCATTGGTTGGGTAGCTGGTAAGTTCGGTTTAGAAAATATCGAAAGCTGGCTTGGCGGTTTGGATTTTGTCGAGCCTGTTCGCAATCTGGTTCGTATCACCTTTGACACAATCAAAGATGTTTTCACAATCGATACGGATCGCTTGACTGATTTTTCATATTGGAAACAGAAGATTTTTGATCTTCTTTATCTACCGGTGAATGTCGGTGTCAATTTCATTAAGAGCATCTTTTCGATTGGCGATCTCGATACTCCATTCCGTATGAGTGAATTTATCGCAAGCGTTGTTCAGCAAGCCAATAATCTGATGGCTGCAATATTCTCTTTCGATTATGCAACAGCCTTCTCGGAGCTTTTCGCATCGACGGTAGCATTTGTCAAAGAGAAGATGTCCAACCTTTGGGAAGGTGTCAAAACTTCCGTGACAGACGGTCTCAACTTGGCGGCGGAAACGATCAAGAACGAACTGTATTCGATCATCAATGATGTGACAGCAATGTTCACTGATATTTTCGCCAAGATCAAATCATACATTCCGACCACGGATTCGATCACTCAAAAGCTGATCGACAATCTACCTGACTTCATGATTCCGGATTCGATCAAACAGCCTGAACAACGCATTCGGGAACTTGACGCAGCTATCAATGAACAAACGGATTTGATCAGACGAAGCAAGGATGGCGAAGACGTGTTTTGGGGAGCCGAAGATCGCGGAAGGGGTATTGCTCAATCTAAAATCGATGAAGCAAATCGTCTCCGTAATGAAATGGTTCAACAACGAAATGCGGCGATGAACGTAACGGGACCAACCAACGTGATTGTTGGCGGAAGCACCACGAACAACGCATCGAACATGAGCTTCACGCAAATGACGCAAGCTCCATCGAACGGTAGACCAGACTAAAACTCTGAATCAGTTGGGTTCGTCAACCAAACAAGAATGACGAACCCAAGCCATAAAGTAATGATTATGAATAAAGTCATTCAGAGCCATGGATAAAAACAGCAACCACGTCTTCAATCGGCGGGCGGGCAATGTCCATCCTGAACTTACGAAAGATTTCTTCAATTTGTTCGCGATCATCCTCGTCTTCCCATGCGTCGATATCCGGACCATTCATATCGAACATCCATTTGTATCGAGCATTCTCGTCAGTTAGCATATAGATTTCGAATTGTTCCAGCGCAGTCTTGCGCGCCGTCTCGATATTTTCCGCCATCACAATGATGTCACCACTGGCATAGTTTTCGAGTGATTCCGCACGGTTCCAATGAAAGAGCTTCATACCTTTTCCTCGTATCCGACCAGTTCAGCAACCTTCTTCAGAATTTCTATATCACCCATATATTGAATTTTCTGTGCAAGGAAATAGGCGTTCTTATCCAACCATTCCTTGGCGTCTCTCTCTTTTTGTCCGTACAGAGAAAGACCCGGCGCAAAACCGTTTTTCTCACGGGCGCGACCATCTAAAGTGAATTTGGTTTGATAAGACACAAAAGATAGCCGGGTCTTTTCTGTGATAGTTGTCTGACGCCAATCTCCCCGACCAAGATATTTTTTATTTTCATCATAGCGATTGGCGTTTATGTCGTACATCCAAACAAGATCACCAACTTCGGCATCTTTTAATTCATTGACTACTTCAGTCATGGTTCTAATCCTCTTTTTTCAAGCCAGCGATCCAGCTTCATAATTTCTGTTGCGGCAATCTTGGCATCATCCTGAAAGACTTCCCGAATTGCCGCCTTGGTTTCTTCGTTCGTGGCTTCCATTACCCATTTCAGGTATTCGTTCAGTTGTTCGAGAAGACCGCCACGCATGATCCGAATGGTTCGAGCGTCGGGAAACTTCTCCACGTCGCCGTAATGCTCATCAACTTTGGTCTTCCAGTCATTGTAGGCGTTCAGGTTCATCGGTGTTGCTCCACCACTTCCATTTTAATGAAAGCAAATTCAGCCATGCGGATGGTGGCGCGATCATTGATGATACCGCCTTGAAAATTGGTATCAAAAGAAATTTTCGCATTTTGCTCAACAGCTATATTGAAGTTGTCGCGAAATTCTTTCACACCATCTTCAGACACATTATAGAGCTTCGTCAATTTGATCATGGCGTTTCCGTTTTCAGGAACACCAGAGATGATGATCAGGTACTTTTTCATCAATTAAGCCTTTGCAGGTTCGATGGTGCAGATGTCACCATTCTTTGTGATCAGGTCGTGAAAGCCGGGATTGTCGGCGTCTTCTTCGATGTACGAAATTTCACCGAACAGGTCAACAACGTGAGCAACAGCGGCTTCGTAGGAAGGCTTGGTGATGACGTGGACTTTGTTCCAACCACCGTTGGCGTAATGGAAAATTGCGAACATTTCGAAGACCTTTCTTTGTTGATGACTTATTTTTAAAACAAGTCGAGAAGAATGTCAACCATTATTTCAAAATAAAAAGGCGGGAATTTCTCCCCGCCTTCACTATTCATATCTTTGACGGTCGTCTTAGTCTTCCGCAAGCTTCTTGAAAAATGCGATTGCTTCATCTTCGTCATCATCGTCGGAAGATGCTGGAGCCTTAGCCGCACTTTCCTTGAAGACTGGAGCCGCTGTAGAACGGAAGGAAGAACCTTCATCCGCAGATGGACCAGCACTTGCCGCTGGCGATGTCTTACCAAGAGCGATATACAGACGCTTCTTCAGTTCGTCATAGCTCTTGAAGTTGTCCGCTGCTACCAGCTTGGCGAGCGAATGTTCCTGCTTCCAGATCGATTCCAGAACTTCATCATCCGAATGAAGCGGTGCTGGTTTCGCAAATTCCGACTTGTCGTAGTTGCGATAGCCTTCAACCTTACGAATCTTGAGGATGAAGTTTGCACCTTCCCAAAGATCGAATGGGTTGATTGCCTTTTCTTCCGGAGCGCCGGGAATCTGAACAGGGTTCATCAGATCGTTGAGCTTGTCCCAAATCTTCTTACCGTACTTGAACTTGAAGACCTTGCCGTTATTTTCAGGCTTTGCAGGATCGTTCACGATGTAAACGTTGCTGATATAGGACAGACGACGCTTGAACTTCTTGCGAACTTCTTCCTTGTTCTCTTCGATACCAGTGTTCCACAGTTCGGAAGCGTATTCAGAGCAAGGATCGTCTTGACCGAGTGTAGTCAAGCAATTCTCGATGTACCACTTGCCGGTTGGACCTTGGAAAGAGTGAGACCAAAGGCGAACGAATGGAAAGTCTTCTTCAGCGGGAGCGGGAAGGAAACGAATTTCTGCATAACCATTGCCAGCCTTATCGACTTCGGGTTGCCAGAATTCATCAGCGTCGGATTGGAAACTGCCAGAATTCATCTTCTGAAGCTGTTCATTCAATTGAGTGAACGCGGATGATCTGGACTTCTTGAGATTGTTAAAATCTACCATTGTATTTCTCCGTTATATGCATCAATAACGGCATGCTTAAAATCTTTAATATTCATCATGTATGTCAATTATTATGTGATGCTGTATCTTTCGTGTTGTTGTGTTTAAGGGTTTATATCGCTGTATTATCGCGATGATGTATTTAGCATTTTAAAAATTGCAACTGTTCACTTCCCAAGGGTGATTAGCCCTGAAAGCTTCGTGGCTTTGGGATGGTTAGTCCCTCATTACGTCGCACTCCACCCATGGATCATCCATCAAATTGTTGTCTCAAAATGGTTTTATATTTCCCCACGTTTATTTCGAGGAATGGTTTATACTTTTTGATCCGTTTGGAGGTTTCTTGCCAGATCGGATCGCCTTGCATCTTCTTATCCCAATATCCGAGATAGGACACGATCATATCAAGAATGACCATTGTCTCAAGGCTGATTTTCTTTTGAATGTATAATCTTAGCAGATAAGGATGGTCTTCGTCAACCAAAAAGTTGCTATCGAAATCATTATTTAAAATTTTAATTTCTTCCTTGAATGTGTAGGTCAAGGATTGAATCCGTCTGTCCCAATTGACAAACACCTTCTCGCATTTGGCTTGGTCGTTGACCATATCACCAATCCACATATGGGGATTTTCAAGAAGGTTTGCGAACATATAACCGTTCGGATTTTTCTGCTTTCGGGCAAGTGAAGAGAAGAAAGATTTGTCCTTTCTTCTCTCCATAGTGGAGACCGTTAATGATGTCTTGCCACCGTACTTGAAATAATCGTAATCGTCTCTTGTGAAATGCTGTTTGAGGGCAATATAATATGAAAACAATTCAAATGTTTCTTTTGTGACAAGTGACATGTCATGCCTTTAAAATAAAGTTGGAGTTTTTTCCAAGAGATTGAGACCTTCGGCAGTCTCCCTAATTTGGGACACCATCGGGATAGATTTTTTGATCAGTTCCGCGACAGTTTCGATCTCCATACCTGATGTCTCTGAATAGTGACAGATCGCCTCAATAACAGAGACATCATTGTTTGTAATTTTTGTGATTTCGGCAATCAGCTTTTCTAGCTGATGCTCGTCAAATGAATTCGTCAATATAATGCCTATTAGTTCACCCAATCAACTTTGGGGAAAATGCTTTTGATAGTGTCGGCAACAAAATGGCTATCCGGCATACATTTAATCATATGCGGTTCTTCTAACATGATTTGAAAATAAATTCCCCAAGCCTCTTTACGAGATGAGATAACTGATGTATTTACTTGTTTAGAAACAATTGCTGTGTTGAGCGCGTACTGAAAATTTTCCTGAGTTGTCATGGGATGATCCTGCTTTCTGTATGGTGTATATTTATGCGGATTTTCGAAGTTTTAGACAGAGAAAATTAATTATTTTCGGTAGGATCACTTTCCGGCACTTCAAGAACATAACCGCCCAACTCCTTGGCGATCTCTTCTGCTATATCCTTACGTTCGAACAAACGTGGAGCATCAACGAATGCGTCCATCAGGAAAAGCTCTCTGTTTTCAAAGTTCATTATTACGACATATTGCATAGTACCGTTTTGTTCCCTGTCTATTTGGTATTCGTTCATAATACCCAAAAGGGGTTAACAGGTCAAGCATTATTTAAATTAATGATGGTGCCTAGCGGCACATGCTTCGCATTATTTCATTTTATGGCTTGACAGGAATCGAAACATGCATATAATAAAAGGAACACTTTTGATATATAATAAAACAATGACCATTCGAACATGTGACTAAATAATCAGTGTGGACGCGAAGCGTAGGGCGAAGCCCTTCCAGCCACATATTATATAGACGCGCATGGAGATAACTATAATGACAGTTGCGACCGTCACAATCAATTATGAAAAATTCATCAACACCGGATTGATACCCGGCTCTGATTTCGAAAACTTCGTTCTTGACGATATTCTAGAATGGGCAGATGCCAATTTTGCTGAAGATGCCCAAGTGAGTTTGAAAGACATTATTTCAATTTATTGGCAATATCAGCTTGACGGCGATGATGAAAGCGTCTAATATAAAGACATTCCAAACCAACCAACAGAAGGTAAAGAGAATATGATGTAAATTGCTGAAAAATACGTTCCACCTTAGATAATTTAATGTTGACAACCACATCGCATTAAATTAAAAATTGAGGAACTAAAAATGACAGAATTTGTAAAAAACGTAAACAGCATTGATTATGGAAAGGTGCTTGAAATGAAAAAGACTTTGAACCGAGAAGTTACAACGGTTCCGGAGTACATCCAGTGGGTTCGAGATTGGCGCAAGCTTCATGACTCTCTGGTTGGCAGTATCCAGTTTCTTCGTGCCGTAAAGCACGAATTCCGGAATGGCAAGCGTTCAACTGAATCGGTCGAGACCGAAGTGAACCGCTCGCAGAATTCCAAATTGGCGCTCCGTCCATTTGCTCGTGAACTGTACGAACTTCGTACCGAACGCAAAGCAAACTTCAAGGCTGGCGTCTATGGTGATCCGACATACAAGCCGGAAAATTCCAAAGCCGCATGAAATGACTAGCCGACTGGTAATGCCATAGCTACACGTAAACGGATGCTTTAAGTCGGCAATCCGTTTACATTTTGGGATGTAGGAGAATTGGTAAACCCGCCAGATTTTGATTCTGGTTCGAAAGAGTTGCAGGTTCGAGTCCTGCCGTCCTAGCCATGCATCTTTAGTTCAATGGTAGAACATCGGATTCCAAACCCGAGAACGTGGGTTCGATTCCTACAGGATGTGCCATTCGAAGGAATGATAACATGATTGTTAGTTATGAAATTGAAGTAAGACCTGAATATTCGGAAGAAACTGTGGTTATTTCAGTTAAGAAAGACTACGATAATACTGGCTTAGACTATTGGTATCTGTATCAAAACACTATTGGTATGGATGGAATTGATATCTATTCATATTAAGGAATAATACATGCTCGGTGAAAAACCAAGAATTAAAATACTATGGTATTTGATCAGAATAGGAGATTTTCCCGGTGCATTCGGTTGTTTGTTCTGGAAAGACAAACACTGGTTCAAATCAAACCCCAAGTAAGGGATCATCTTCGTGGGTAATAACGAAGAATATCACATAGTCTCTAGCTTCTTCCCAAGTCAGATCGAACCACTCGCCATTCAGGCGTTTATGGTTTAGTTCCTTGTGGATTTGTTTTTCTAGCAGACGAACGCGATCTGCCGCGATTTCCTCAACATGGTGTATTACCAGTTTCGATGGATGCCCGGTCTGGAGATTGCCTAATCTAACATCGACATCTTTACTGATGCCAATTTTTTGTGGTCCTTCTTCGGGACCGATGACGTAAATGAACATCAAATATTTAGGAAGGAACAAATATGTTCGGATGGTTCAAACGAAAGAAGAAAGCCCAAGAGCCTGCGTTGGTCGATAAGACGAAGGAACGCAAGCGCGATCCAAATCCAATCAATACCAATCGACCTTCCCATTTCACGGAAAGTGGTTACAAGCGTCATATGGAAGACAATTGGAACGATCCACTCAATCCAATGCTGACGACATGGGCGGCGACAACCTTGATGTCACAAGATGATGATACACATCGTCATTCTTCTTCATGCAACTCATCTTCCAGCTATTCTTCATCGGATAGCTCGTCAAGTTATTCGTCTGACAGTTCATCCAGCTATTCATCTTCTTGCGATAGCTCATCATCCAGTTCAGATTCTTCTAGTTTCTGATATTCTTTTAAGTACGGCAACAGCAACAATCCTATCATAATAGAACCTTAGTGTAACCAACCGGAACCCATATGGGTTGGACTTCGGTCTGAACTTCAAGATGTTTCCAAAATATCGAGGGTTGCGAATGACCTATATTCGACATTTCCAGCTTTAGGAAAAGTTGGCGCTGCCTATGTGACTTGCGTTAATAGTCGTCCGTACTGTTGACTTCTTTTCAAAACAATACTATATTCGCGGTAGTAACCAACTGGAGAACCCGCGAATGTTCATTTTCTATTATATCGGCAAGTTTATCGGTGATATGATCAAGCTCGCCATCATTTTAATTCTTGTGCTTCTATATGTCAGTTATTATGGAAATAACTCTGACGATCTATCGCTGAATGTTGAACCGGTCTATACCGAGAAGCATAAACCAAGCGGATTGATCATTCCGAAGCATGATCCGAGAGTTTACAGAGAGATACAATGACCGACGCATTATTTGAAAGACCATCGCGACTGTATGCTATTGGCGACACACACGGCTGTAAGAATGAGCTTGTTCAGCTATTGGATAAGATCGCTCCGTACATCAGAGAACAGGATTATCTTGTCTTTCTCGGTGATTACGTTGATCGCGGTCCGGATTCCAAGGGTGTGATCGATGTCGTGATCAATCTTTTGAAAACAAGACCAAACACCTATGCGCTGATCGGCAACCATGAAGACATGATGTTGAGCGGTGATTACTGGCTTCAAAACGGCGGCGTCGAAACACTGAAATCATACGGCGTCGATGTCAACGATTACTACACCATTCATGGCGGTAACATCAAACGATGCATCCCTGACGATCATTGGGAATTCCTCAATGGATTGAAATATACTTTTCAAGTCGGTCGAGTCGTGTGTGTTCATGCTTCTCT